TCAGTGATGAGCGGTAAAATCCTCCGGATATTGCCTGCGTTTCACCTCGCTTTCATAGGCGGTTTTGCAATGGTCTTTGTCGAAAAACAGCCCATTTACCAGCCGAAACCAAAACCGCCAGCGGGCTTTGGGCTTGCTCTCTAACACGGCTCGGCGGTAACAACGGCTGGAAAAGGTTTCATCTGCCCCACCGCCCGTTAAGGCGTTGCAAAGTTGGTCGAGGGCAATCAAAACGTGATAGCCCCACGTTTTAAATGGATTTTTCTTGCTCATTTTGGTATTCCTCATAGGTTTGCGACCAGCCGATTGACCAGTCATATTCAAGCGGATTTTCCGCTTGTTCTAACAAAATTTTGTGCATATAGGCGTTTTCAAACATTTTTTCTTTGAGCGTTTTCGCCGCGTTCCACACCGCTTTGAATTTGTCAAAATCTAACGGTTGAGCGGTGTTATCCGCACAAATCAGGGTGAAAATACGTGGCTCGCCGTTTTCTTCCGTTTTGCCGTTTAAGTCAAAATCCGCTTTGATTTCAACCAACGTGGCACGCCCTTTTTCGTCCGTGTCCACCCATTTTTCGATTGCTGGCACGTAAACACCGCCGTTTACGCACGTATCGCGTCTGGCATTAATTTGATTGCGGATTTGGGCACGTTGTTGAGTGAGTAGCTCGGCTTGTTTTGACTCATCAAGCACCCATTCCGTGCCTTGCAATCTGTGATATGGGCTGGGTTGTGGCTCAACAAGCATCGGATAACCTTGCTCGTTGGCTACGATTTGCTTGCCTTGCGATTGCCCCTCCAGCAACGTGCGGTAGGTTTCGTCGCTGATTTTTACCGCACCTTCAGGTGCTTGTGTTAAATCTAGGTAAAATCCCGCTTTGTAATACATTGTCATTATTTCCATCTCCCGATTGCTAAAAATTGTATGCGAACATTGCCTTGATTAGAGCCACCGTGCTCATACTCGTGATAATAACAAGTTGCATTATTAGATTTTGTTAATATATTTACATCTGCATCGTGAGAACCTCCGATAGAAGTTGTTACCTTTGAAAAAATTAATGGTGTATCAACAAAAGCTATAGCCCAGTTAAATGATTTTTCAAACCATTCATACAAATCATTCTGCCTGATTGTATAAGTTTGTATTATTGTCCCATCGGGATATTTCCTAATCTGGAAATTGCCAATTTTTTGATAAGTGATGAGACTTTGGATTTTCTCGTCAACCCAACCCTGATACGCGACTGTTTCGTTTTTATCTACTCGGGGGAAAGCAACATAACGAGTATCCCCATTAGCAAAGCGATACATAAAGTTAAAGCGCGGATCATCTTTAGATGCAGGATTAACTTCCCATCGCCAATAACCGCCATCGGGTAGGGTGGCGCGGACACGCTCCCATCTGTTGCCAGTAATATTAATAAGACCTGTTGCAGTGAGATTTGGTGCGGTAACATTGCCCGTAAACGTCCCGCCAAGTTCGGTCATAATGCGCTTTTGGCCAAGGTGATTGCCATTGGCGTCAAAGGCTGTTGTAAAGATATCCCAAGCAGTATTGCCCGTTAAGCTACCATAAGCAAAGCAAATCCCCCTTGCGTGAGCATTGGTGCTGTAGTGTGGGTGGGTAATGTGCATCATCAACCCATTGAGCGGGAGATTATTAAGTCTATCGCCATTAGGGCGGTAAAAGCCGCTGTAGGTATAGCCATTAGCCTTGGTGTAGTCGATGGTCTTCAAAAATGCCTCGCCACCAACCTTATCTAGCTTGATGCCGTTAAGGTCATACACTGCCTTACTTGTGGCTACGGTGTCTTCACTTTCACTGTTGGTGGCACTGGATTTTTGATTGGTACGAATAAATTCGTTAATTTCATCCAGATCGATTGCCCAGCGTTTCCATTTATCTGTATCAGCGGTATTAGGTGGACTATTTTTGTTTTGCATTAAGGCACGATAGGTTTTGCCTTGATGTTGTACATATGCTCCTTTCGGGTAATCTAAGGTTGCTGACCATTCAGGCAAGCCTCGTTGTAAATGGTAAAGTAGATTTTCGTCAATGCGTTTGAACAGGAAGTTAAACCATTCCATAGGTGGAATACCTTCTGTTTGTTCAAAAGTGATCCCCCATCCTCTTAACATATCAGGAAAGTTATCGATCTCGTTTCGTTTAGCTTGGCTTGCGAAGATCTGTTCGTCAGGTTTATTGGCAATGCTCATTGCTTTACTCCGTTAATTGATAGTGAAATTTTACGCCCGCTTGTCTTGGGAGGATGTCTAAATGCTCAATGGCAAACTTCTTAAAATCCGTCATTTTATGTCGTGGAATATCAATAGATACGCTCATATCATAGTTATCCATAACCTGACATTTCACCCCAAAAACAAACTGGCACGCGTCGATAAGGTTCGCTACCGTGCCAGTTTGATAATTTCTTAAAATTCGGCATTTAATTAAAAAGCGGTAATCGTCATCGCTAAGCCTCACCGCGTCTCTTAACGGGTCACGCTTGCGGTACCACTGTCCGCCCCCTTGCCATCGTCGTTTAAACGGCATTGCCAAAGGCGAACCACGAAAGCCAAAAAACTTACGCAACTGGTAGCCATTAATCACGCGAGGTTGCCCTACGTGTTTACCAACCAAGTCAAGATTAGCTCCTGTTGCCGTTTCAATGTCCATCACCTCAGGCAAGCGTGATAAATCGACAAATCCTTGAGCAATCTCTTGTTCAAAAAGCTTGATGGTGGCAAGGGCTTTAGGTTTATGGCGATATTGCCAGATGAGTAATTTGTGATAGTGCATTATTCCACCTCAATGGTGATGTCTGAGGATAAAATGCGGGCAATTTCTCGTGGCTGAATAGGGATGTTTTCTGCCTGTTTTGTTTGCCCTTTACGAGCGATTTTGAGGGATTTTACCCAGAACCCGCCGATAGTGTTAATCGGTGAATAAAGCCTTGATAGCGAGATGGATTGCCCGATAGCAAAGGTTAATGCAGATAGTACTTTTTTAATCCCCTCTTTATCTATTTCAGTGAAGTCCTCGTAGCGTACCGCTGTGATAGCAATTTCAATATCTACCGGCACTGCACGATCGAAATAAACCGTTTGCCTTTCAAACTCAACCGCTGTGTTGCCTTGCAACCCTACCCCCGCTCCTTTATTGTGATAAATCACCTTGGCAATATCGCGATCAAGTCCGCCATCAACAATGACGTTAATACTGTGTGGATTAACGCCTTTCTTGTCTATGGAAGCGGTATTATTCTCTAGCACCACAACCTGTTTCACATCATTGAGTTCGCTGATTTTCGCTTCTATTGCCAATACGGAATTTATCGCGTTTCTTGCTCGGCTTAGAAAAAAGCGGTGGCGTAGTTCGGCATCGGTTTCCTCTTCTGTGCCTAGCTGGCTTGTTTCACTTGTTGTGGCAGTGGCGAGACCTAAGGTTACGGTTTCAATCGTTAGCGTTTCACTTTGTGCAACACTAAACGCCCCTAATAATTCACTGCGGAAATCTGCACGGGCAGATCCTTCTTGATTAAGTTGCGTATCTTGCACGAGAACCCATCGCCCTTTTTGTGGATCTGAAACAACTAACCCCGCATAAAGTGTTGTGTAGGGATCGCCGGTTAAAATCACTGAGCGTAAATAGCTGTAACTGGCAGTTCGCCGAATAAGCCCAGCGTAGGCGACACGCTGATCTAGCCACGCCCCACTGGCAACATCAGGATCGAGCTGTTTATAAATCATTTCTGCGAGTTCTTCGATATCCATTCGCATTTGAGCCAATATGCCTATCATTTGCCCATCTGGTGTATCGGGAGCGAGATTAATATTTTGTCCGTAAATAGTACGGAAACCATTTTCTAGCCGTTCCACTAAGGTATCTAACCGCTCAATGGTGATGCCGTTTTCTGTTATTTTTGCCATAGATTATCCTTATTTTCGTGTATCGCGATGCTTTACATTTTTATTTAGCCTTAATAACTCACGCGATGTTCTAGACCGTAGATATCTAAATAATTAATTGAGAGAGTAAGTTTTCTCGTATTGGGGTCAAAACGCGATTGATAATGAGTAATTTGTTTTACCCCTTCGGTTTCAAGCACTTGTTTTTTCACTTGCATTTCTAGCTCACTCAGATCTACCGCCCGCCCCATTTTCTCAATCCAAGGCAAGCCGTGATCTAAGTCTAAAAACCAATCATTTGCGAATGACCAAAGACGGCATTGCACATTTTGTGCTATGCCCTCAGAATGATCGGCATAATTGGCTCTGCCTTGTCCAAAGGTCCAGTCGTGATTGTGATCTAATCGTCGTACTTTTATCATTTTGGCTGTCCTGTTGTTCCCCCACTATCGCCGCTATGGGTGTGAGATTTGCCTGATACCCCGCCTGCAATCACATCAGTTTGTCCCGTCAGCGTTCCTGTTGTTGTGGTGTTGCCTATCTGCTGTGTATTACCATTGTGCGTAATATCGCCCTTAATGGTAATGCTTCCCTCTACCATACGGATAAAGGTGTTACCACTCAATGTTTGAAGCGATAACCCTGCCGCAAAAAAATTTTTAACACATTGCGGTTGCGAACAAATACCTGGAATAAACATCGCGTCAGAGAGATCGTGAAAACGGTGATCTAACGGCTCGCTGGCGTTACCTGATTGCCACCAGCCATCAATACAACGTTCACTAAAAATAGCGATCCCTTCATCACCTGCACGCAACGGAAATGTTATGGCAAAGCCTCCCCCGCGTGGATAGCAGATCGGTACGTCCATTAAAGGAGGAATAGCAATACTTTTCCCATCAACTAACACCTGCTTAATTTGCACCGCAAGGCTCACCGTTTGCTTGGTCGGATGAAAATGTATAACTTTGGCGGGCAATGCCGTATGTAATTGTCGTAAGGTGTTTTGAATTTGAATATCTGTCGCACTTTCAGGTGTTGCGGTTTGATATTGGAAATCAGTCATTTTTTACTTTCCCCTTTCACTTTATTAAACTTGCCGCCAACTACGGTCATTTTGCTTAGCCAATCCCCACCTAGACCGTCGCCATTATGCGAGAGTTTGACAATTTTGTACTCACCATTGAAATATTCGATAATAGACTGCACCTTGACAAGTCCGCCAATTTGCAATGCGGGATTAAGTAAACAAGTCAGCTCCAAACCATCATCGGTTTGTTCTGGCGTACCTATCATCCCCGTTGCTTGGTTTAATAATACCGCCTCATCATTAAGCACCTTGTCATAAGGAAGAAAAAGCAACTTGCCATCTTGAATTGACCAGTTTGCTTTATTATTTTTAGCGATACGATTAAGGATCTCTCGGCTATCACCATTTAATACTCTTGCACGGGGTAATTGACGTTTATTGACGACATCTTGCGTCCCCGCCTCAAGTGCGGGCATATTTTTTTGCACTTCCGCGAGGATTTGTTCATCCGTTGCCCCTGAATTTAACGTGATATTTGAACGCCCTTGCGTGTAGGCTTGATGCCCATCTGCACATTCAAGCTCTAAAATAAAATCAAGTCCTTCACGCTTGATTTTTGCCTTAGTAATATCCCCTTGATAAATCTGACTAATTCGCTGATACCCCACCGATAACCTCACCTTTTTAAACTGTTGGCTTAACAATTGATTGATATGATTACGGTTTAGATTCCATATTTGAATCTGGGCTGGGTTAGGTTTTTCGCTTATGGTCTTATCGATAGAAAAAGCCACTCGCAGTTGGGTGATTGATAGGGTCTCACTGTCGCTGATTAAATCAAGTTTCCATTGCCGTCCGAACTGTTTCATACTTTGCCTCAATAAAAATGACTTAAACATGCTTGTAACATTCAAAACTACACAAGATAAGATACGCCCTGTCTTGTTACGCTGTATTTCAGCGCATTTTATCGGTTACCTACGCTCTAATCGGTATCAAACTAACACTTAACAACATTTATCGGAGAGCACTATGCGCGATCTGGTCTATTCGGTTTCCGTCTTGTGTAAACACAACAAAGACGGGAGCTTTGGTACGGCTGCTGAACGTCATAAATCGCTTAAATCAGCAATGCAAGCAATTTCTGACGCAGGATATGGCATCCGAGACGTTAAACAGTTAAAAGGTAAACACATCAGATTTTTAGTCGAGAAATGGAAATCTGATCCCAATCTCTCAATCGGTACAATAAAAAACAGAATGAGCCATTTACGATGGCTCGCTGAACGGATCGGAAACCCTCGTATCGTAGAACGCTCTAATTCGAGCTATGCCATTAAAAATCGAAAGTACGTAGATAACATACCAATAAAGCTAAAAACCTCTCTATGGAGCGTTTAG